TTAATTGATGTTTGATTCTTGTGGTTAGTTCTGATGAAACTCCTGTTAATTGTTCAACTTTTTCTAATTCTTTCAAAGTTTCTTCAATTTTTCTTTCATCGTGTCCATTTAGTAATTTGAACTCAACTTTTCGTTTAGAATTAGGTAATTCAAGTTCAAACTTGTTTTCACCTTTTTCTAATAGTTTTTCGTCTATTTCTTTTGGTTGTAATGTAGTTAAGTCAACTTGTAATTCAACTTCTTCATTTGTTTCTGGGTCATTTACTGATACATTGTATTCACTACCATATCCCAAAATACGAGTTCCCATCATTACTGCGTTTTTATCACCAACTAATAAATCATCTAATTTAACATTTGGTGTTACGATTACACTTTCCAGTAGTCTTTCGATTACTTTACCTTGTGCGATTAGGTTTGTGGAAGTTAAGATATCTTCCTCTTTTGCTGTCATATATTTGACATCTATTGTTCCGCTACGCAAAGGACTATCTTCGGGATATAATAATCCCTTTGATGGTAAAGATAGAACTTCAGTAGGAAATCCATACTGATTTTCAGCCATTTTGTTTTACTCCTTGATTATTAAGAATTAATAACTTATTATTTTTTTAAAACTTTTTCTGCACCTGCGATTCCAAATGAACCTAAAGTGGTGAATAGAAATGAATTGTATACTACATCATTGATAACTAAATCTTTACCCATAAGTCCAGTAGCAACATCTGCAAATGCAAATAAAACCATTACTGTAAATGCACCGAAACCAATTATTGATTTCTCGTTGTATTCATTATTGTCTTTAAATATTGCCCACATAATTTCTCTCCGTTAGAATTGTAAGATTGCGTAGTCGTATTGTAAAGTAAGTGCGATATCTGCAACTTCTGATGATGAGAAATCTAATTCATTAAAGTTTGCTTCTGTGATGAATGCTCCTTTTAATGTCCACTCTTCTACTTTATCTCCTACTGGTCCCAATACATTAAATGTGATGTCTTTTTTATAGAAATCTGAGTATCCGTCACGACCAGTTACTGATTCGTGATGTAATCTAACCCACTCAATTACTGATTGTGCTCCTGATGGAACGATTGGGTCATACAATGTGATACTAATTGGTTGCCAAGTGGCTTTACCTTTTACATATCTTTTTGTGTTGATATGGTCTAATGTGATTGTTTCAAATTGAATACTTGGTCTTGCCATTGTTTTAACAAGATATGCTGGTATTCCGTCAATCTCCATAACAAACCTATTTTTTGTTTTCGGTTCAAATGGTGTAAAAAATATATCATTTGGGTCTATAAACTCGGCCACTTTCTTTCTCCTATAAAGACTTCTTTTCTATTACATTAATAAATATAACGAAACTAAAAAAAGTGATTTTCTATAACAACTTATTTTGATATATTTTTTAGAAGTTTTATTGAAGTTTTACTTGACATTGTCATTTATTCATTGTATATTATAATATGATTGATGAGATAATATGTGAAGAGTGTGGCGTTGAAATAGACGGCTTTTTCCTTTGTGATGATTGTGAAGAAGAACTCTTTGAAGAAAATAATTAAAAAAAAAGCTTGACATTTACAAATAGTATTTGTATATTATAGTGTTATGATAATGATAAAGGAAAACAAAATGACTGACAATACAACAATTGAAACAAGGAATTATGAAGATGCTTTGGTAACGAGAGAAATACCAAATCATTATGGGTATTATAATAATGCTGGTGAGTATGTAGAAAATGGAACTCATACCATTACTCATTATAGATATAATCATAATCCTATGGAATTATATGAAGCTAATCAAAATCAAGAACCTATTAGGTTGGAAGATTATGAAGCTCCTTACTTTGAACAAGCCAATTACAAGGGTATTCCTATGGAATTTAGGTATAACCCAACTATCAGAAATTTAATGATGACTGGTAATTTTAGAATTAAGTATCGTGGTGGTAGTAAACCACAATTTGGTTATCGTAGAAGTCAATACAATACATTGGCTGAATACGCTGATACATTTGCTATTTATCCTAAGTAATTAAAAACTGGGTTTTCGGTGACTAGATATTTGGAACCGAGTGGGTTATGTAGAGTTTCACGATTTAGAAACAACCCTTGTGAGTTAGGTGGTTAAACTCTCAAATTTTTTCTTCCTGATTATCATAACAAAAAACCCCCAATTTCTTGGGGGTTTTTCTACATTTTTGATATAAAATAGTTTCTTTCACCTATTATTCTGGGAATGCTGCTCCTGTTGGTTGAACTACAAAGTCCAATACGATAAATTCAGCAGTTCTTGTAGGTTGGATAAATATCTGTCCTACTAACTGGTTTCTATCAACAACATCTGGTGTGTTGTTTGAATCGTCCATTACTACTCTGAAAGCAGTTAGACCTGAATTTGCTTGAACTTGTTCTAAGTATGGATTCACTATATTTAGGAATCTGTTTCTTGTTGAACTTGTGTTTTGTTCAAATACTAAGAATCTTGAAGTTGATGCGATGAACTTTCTCAAGTTAATCAACAATCTTCTTACATTGATTCTGTCTAATGCACTTGGTTTAGATTGAAGTGTTTTTTGTCCGAACACTACTACACCTTGACCTGGGAAAGTTGCGATTGGATTAATACGATTTTCGTATAAATCATCTCTTTCCAAGTTGGTTAGTCTTGTTTGTGCTTCTAATACTTCTGTCAATCCACCACGATTTAGACCTGCCGGTGCGAACCACTCTTGACCTATTGCGTCATTTTGTGAAAATACACCTGGTAGAACTACTGAAGGTGGAACCCAAGTTGGTTTGTTTTTAACACCATCTAAGATTTTCACCCAAGGATAATATGTTCCAACATAGTTTGAATCTAATGATTTAACATCATTGATTGCGTTATCAATTGAACGACCATATGATGACCCGTCCAATATAAAGAACGCATCCGCTCTATCTTCAACTTTATCAATTGCGTGATTTGTTACAACTGAGTGTAATTCGTGAATTACACCTGGAAGTGCTAACATATTGATATCAAATTCATCTGGATTTGAGATTGCATTGATTGCTCGTTTGAATGCTACTGAACCACTTGATAGTGAATTAGTCATATCAAACCCTTGTGAGTTTGCTGCTACAATATCTGTTCCGGTTTTCTTAGGTGCTGCTGGATTAAATCCATCAAATCCACCTTGGAAAGGAACTACGAACTTTCTTTGTTTAATATGTGAAAGTGCTAATGTAATCTTTTCACTTGCGTCAGAGAATGTTGAACCTAATGTAGTCGCGTCTGCGTGTCCATCTTGGTCTTCCAAACTCATAGTTACATTATTTCCAACTCCTGCTCCGACTGCTGGTTTTGTCAAATATTGTTTATTTGTTTCATTTGCGAAATCAAATCCATAATAAACATTTGAATCAAATGATGCTCTTGAATTTAACTGACTTGAAACAAATGATGCTACTGGTGCGTCTGCTGTATTTTCAGTAAGGGTATTTGGTCCTGCCAACTCTAATGTTGCTAAGGTTGGTGTTGTTAATTTACCGAATCCCATTGGAAGTAACTCACTTGATACATTTGCAAGGTCTTTCAATGATGATGCTTCTAATGCTGTTGTTGAAGTATCTGTTCCAGTTATTCTAATGAATTTAGATTGATTTGGATAATCTCCGTGATTTGTCAATTTACCTTGTGAGTCTATTGTTACAAATCTATCACCTACTTTTCTTGGTAGATAGTTTGGTGAATCTTCATCAAAATTTAGATTTTGAAATGATTCTAAGATTGTTCCGTCATCATTTTGACCTGGATTGTTAACTTGAACATCTAATGTAAATGTTCCGAAGTCTGAACCCGGTACATCTGATGCTGGTTTAATGTCACGAATACCAAGTTTAAATTTTGCGTTCGTTAAATTTCCATCTGCTCTTGTTTTTACACTAAATAAATCTGTTCTTGCTCCACCAACTAATTGAGATTGTATTGTTGGTGTTACTGCTGCTGAGTAGTCTGCTAAAAATGAATCACTACCACTCGTTATACTCATACTGACATTAGCATCATATCCACTATTTGAATATAATCCTTTATTGTCAACTGCTAAGTATACTTTTTGTTTTGTTTCTTGTGGGTTATCACTAAATACATTTCCGATATGGTTAGCTGAACCTGTATCAAATGAAATTGTATATGCGGTTGAAGCATTTGAACTTTGTGCTATTGTTAATGATGCTTCTGCCCAGTCTGGTGCTGCTGCTAATGAAGCACTTGCTGGACCACTTAAGAAACCTGATGTTGATGTGTTAGGACCTTCACCTGCATTACCTTTTGAAGGTTTTAATACTGCTGCGATAAAGTGACCTGCTGAACCACTTAAACCAAGTGCTATGAAATCAGATGAATAACCACCCAATCCTAATACACGAACTATTGTTACTGTTCCAGCACTTTGAAGATATTGCTTCGCTGTGAATGGAACATAAAAGTCTTGTGATTCTTTACCGAAGATTTCTTCAAACTCACCCATATTTCTGACAATTGTTGGAATGAACGCTGGACCTTCTTGTGTTGGTCCAATTAATGCTGCTCCAATTTCAGTAATACCTTGTGGTAAGAAAGATAAATCTTTTTCCCTGGTAAAGACTCCAGGACTTACTATTCTTTCTGCCATTTTTTTTCTCCCTAAAGATTAAAATTATTTACTATGAATAAGTATCAAAGTAAATTCTCAAAATTCATCTACAAGACCAATTATTTTACTGGTGTAAAGACACCTGTTTCTGGGTCAAGATTTCCTGCCCCATACTTTTCATTCAATTCTTGAACTAATGTAATCTCTTGATTTTGAACTTCTGAATACTGAGTTTCTAACCTCAATTTTTCATTAGACAATCTTTCAAGTTGTTGTTCTTGGTTGATACGAGCAACTTCCAATTTACCCAATGATAACTCAATGTTAGAGTAATTTGTTCTTAGTTCTTGTAATGAACTTAATTCGTCTTCTGTGAATTTGATTTCTGTTGATTTTTTTGCCATTATAACTCCTTTATTTTACTTATATATAAATATAATACTATTTGTTCAAACAATCACAATTCTCTTCTATTTTTTGAACTTTTTTCTGTAATTCTTTAATACTTTCTATCAACAATGGAACAATTTTTTCATATTTAACTGCTTTATATCCAGTTCCCCTTGTTGTTACCAATTCTGGTAAAATCTCTTCAATTTCTTGTGCAATAACACCAACATCGTGTCCTTTATATGCGTCTTGTTTTTCATTCCAATCAAATGTGTAACCACCGATTTTATCCATCTTTTCTAATGGATTTTCAATAGGTGTAATGTTGTCTTTAAGTCTTCTATCTGATGAACCAAATGCGATAACATCACCACTTGCTTCTATTTGTGAACCTGATATATTTCCTGAGAATTGTGCGTTACCAGCTGCTGCCATATCAATATCAAGAGCGGTAATGGCCGTTGAACCATCTGTTCCTGTGATTGTGAAGTTTTTATCAGCTGTTGCAACATTGAAAACCGCATCTCCAGTATTAGCGTTTGATAATTCTAATAATTTTACATTATCTCCATAAAAGTTAATCTGGTTTGCAGTTTCAAAATCTATTTTTGTTTGGTCATCTTCACCAATTTTTAAATCTTCTGCAAATATTGAAGTAATTGTTGTTTGGGCTGCTGTAATTGCTACATCGTTTGCATTTGCAGTAATTCCGTCTCCACCCACTACATTTATAGTTCTATTAGAGGCGATTGTACCACCACCCGTTAAACCATCTCCTGCTATAACACTTACGCCTCCGTGAGCAACGTGTTCATCTGCCACAAAATTAGCTAATGAGTCGTGGTCTATTGTTCCTTGAGTCGCTGTTGATAATGTTCCGTATATGTTTGTTGCGTTTACATTATTGGCTGCTTTTACATTTAAGAAAGAACCACTATTACTTGAACTCACACTACCAATTGAGTCAATGTTAAATGTTGAACCAGTTACAAATACTGAACCTGTAAATTGGTGTGTATCGTCTTGTGTGTCTCCGAATATACTTGAACCACTTATTGCTGATGAAGTTAAATGAGTTACCGAAGAACTTACTATATAATTTTCTGCTATAATATCACCTTGTGCGGTAATATTTCCTGTTGTTGTGATTGTGGCGAAGTTAACATTTGCATTTGTTGCGACTGATTGTCCAATAGCGACATCATTAGCATTTACCGTAATACCTGTTCCGGCTCCTACTGCAAAAGTTCTATTAGATGCTATTGTTCCACCACCAGTTAAACCTGCTCCCGCTGTTAAAGTTACACTTGTGTGGTCAATATGTTCATTTGCTACAAAACCACTTAGGTCATCGTGTACAATTGCCGAATCGTCAGTTGCTACATCACTAGAGTTTACCGTAATACCTGTTCCGGCTCCTACTGTCAATGTCCTTGTGGATTCTATTGTTCCACCACCCGTTAAACCATCTCCTGCGGTAATTGTTACTCCACTATGGTCTATATTCTCATTTGCTACATATCCACTCAATGAATGAATATCAATTGTTCCTTGTGTTGCTGTTCCAACTAATCCTACTAAGTTTGTTGCTTGAACAACACCAGCGTCTAATTGTTGGAAAGAACCTGATTTAAATCCTAATATGTTTCCTGCACTACCACTAATGTTACCACTCGCAGTAATGTGGGTATTGGCTGAACTTCCTAATTGAATAGTGTCGTCACCAGCGTTAATATAGAGTGCTTTACTATCATTAGCCGTTTCAATTCTAAAATCTACATCAGCTCCAGCTTCATTAAAAGTTACTTCACTTATCGTATCTTGAGTGAAGTCAATCATATTTACATTACCAACTGTAATGTTTATATCATCATCGGCAAATAAAATTCTTGTATCAGGGTCTCCAGCGTGAGCAAGTTTACCACTTACATTTATATCGCCATCTGTTTCAATTGAACCAAATGAACCCGTAGATGTTGATGAACCACTAATTTTACCTGTAAATTCAAATCCAGATGTAAATGAACCACTAACATCACCAGCTATCTGTGCCGAACCAGATAATATACCTGCTCCCTCTGTAACAATAGCTGATGTTAAGTTACTATTAGAACTTGAACCAGATATTATACCTGCTCCTAATCCTATAACCGCT